ATCTGGACAGTTGGGGGGCGGGGGGAGGGGATTTTGTAGGTCTGCGCGGCGGTGGTCCTACCCAGACACAAAAAAGAGTCAAATTAGGCCATAGTAGTTGTTATTGTTTGTGTTTATATATCAAAAAGTTATATAGAATTAGTCTGTTCTGTAAATACACAGACAATCTGCACTGTAAATCTGGTATTTACCCTACACAAACTGTAAATATTGCCTGTCTTTATAGATTTATCTTGACTTTCATAGAAAAGTATGATATAATATATACTATATAGTAAACAATAAGAAACAAGTATAAGGAATAAACCTAAAAACCTTCTAGGTAAGGAACTATACAGTATGGACAACGACACAGATTCTAGTAATCCTGTTGGTCGCCCTAAGAAGTCTTCTGTTTCTAGTAAAAAGAAAGGTTCTAGAGGAGCAGTTGGTCGTCCTAAAGGTGACGCAGCTATAATCAACGAGTATAAGGCTCGGATGTTAAACTCTCCACGGTCACGAGCAGTCATGGATGCTATCTTTGAAGCAGCCACAGACCCTGACCACAAAAATCAGGCAGCAGCTTGGAAGTTGGTAATGGATCGTATACTTCCTGTTGCTGCATTTGAAAAAGATATTGTCAAAGATGTAGGAAGAAGTGCGATACAGATTAATATCACTGGGGTTGGAACTACGACTATTACTGATGGCTCTGAATCGGGAAAAGAAATTGATGGAGAAACGGTGGATGTCACAGAATAAACTAGATGAAGCACTAAATGAAGCTTTAAAGTACGTTACAAGAGTCGGAGATGCTACTTCTCAATTAGTAAATGTAACTATTTTGTTTGGTGACAATGCTAACGAATCTGTTTCAGGCCGATCACACAGGCTCAAAAACAAACATAAGGTTTGGGGCTGGTTAAACGCCACCATTGACTACGTGTTTGATGAGAATCACTGCGAAAGAGCGTACATTAATGACGTAGCCCGTGCTAAGAAAACGGTAAAAGAATCTAAATCTTGAAGTATTTTACAAAAAAAGAGTTTAACTGCCAACATACAGGCGAAAACCACATGGAACCTGAGTTCTTACGTAAACTAGACTCTCTCAGGGAGTACTGTGGTTTTCCTTTTGTTATCACCAGCGGCTATAGAAGCCCTAGCCACCCGTTAGAGGCCGCAAAAGAGATACCGGGGACTCACGCGCAAGGCATAGCAGCAGACATAAAGACAACGAACTCTGCTCATCGGTATACGCTAATAAAAGGGGCCTTAGAACACGGCTTTACTGGCATAGGGGTCGCTGGTGACTTTATTCACGTAGATACACGGGGATCTGTACCCGTCATGTGGACGTACTAATGCTATACACAAAGAACGCTAACGTAACAACGACAGCAGAATCTACTATTGTTACTATTCCTAGTGGATACGTAGCACACTGGAATATGCTGTTCGTGGTAAATCTTGGTGGATCTACTAACGGTGCTGGCATCTACGTAGCTAAAGCAGACTCAACGCGCATTGACATCTTAGGTGGCGGCAACGTGTCATCTAAAGAGTACATTTTGCTAACTGACGGTATCTTTGTACTTCAAGCAGGGGATGCAATTAAGGCATATACTACAGCAGCAGGTGACATGGAGTTTGTTGTTACCTTTGACCTGCTAGAGCAAGCACCTACTTTTGTAAACTTTAACGGATCGTAAAGCCCTAACTAGGAGAACTTTAAATGAAAGTCCTTACAACAATTTTAGCGGTACTTTTTTTCATGGTTGGTTGTGCATCAACTAACGAACTGTACTACGAGTCAGTCCAGAAGACCGCAGAGGCTAACGCACGAGCAGTACAGGCTAAGTTTGATGCCCTGTCTAAAATTGCCTCTAGCGGTGACGGACAGGCTGCTAGTGCTGCTGTAATGGCTTTGGCTCTCACTGGTACGCCTAACTCACAGCCCATTCCCCAAAAGTCTGAGGCTATCCAGTGGGCATCTATCCTAGCATCTCCTGTGACCTCTCTAGGCATGATGTGGATGCAAGCAGACTCAGCTAAGACTATGGCTCGCTACAACGCACAGGTTGATCTAGCCTCCGTAGCTGCAGACGCTCAAACTCAACAAGCACTGTACGGCAGTTTTTCTGACATTTCTAGTGCAGGCTTTACTGCTGTCAGCAATGTAGACTACACTCCGTTTATTGACGGTATGGTTGACCTTGGCACTACTGGTATGGATAACCTGACTACGCTGGGTACAGCAGGGTTTGACGCTAACGTGGACTTGGGAACCGCAGGCATTACTGGTGTGGTTGACGTAGCGACTACAGGAATAACAGGAGTTGTTGGTCTTGGTACTGTAGGCTATGAAACAATGTTACTCATGGATCAAGACAATAACGCACTTACAAACAGCGTTTGGACCGACTACGTAACCTCTATTGAAGAGATTATGGGTAATCTACCTAATGTAGTTTGTTCAGCAACAGGTGGAGAGACAAGCAGTTCTGTAACCTGTGACTGATCTTAACGTACAACTCCTGCCTTGGCAACAGGAGGTCTACTCTGATTCTACTAGGTTCAAAGTAGTAGCGGCAGGGCGGCGAACAGGGAAATCCCGTCTTGCTGCGTGGTTGTTGATTATTAACGCCCTACAGACGGATAAAGGGCAAGTGTTTTACGTTGCGCCCACGCAGGGACAAGCCCGTGACATCATGTGGCAAACCCTGATGGAGCTAGGAAACCCTGTAATCTCAGGTTCACATATTAATAACCTGCAGATCAAGCTGGTCAACGGGGCCACAATTAGTCTCAAGGGAGCCGATAGGCCAGAGACAATGCGTGGTGTTTCCTTGAAGTTTCTTGTGATGGACGAATACGCAGACATGAAGCCTGACGTATGGGAGCAGATTCTCCGTCCAGCACTAGCTGACCAAAAGGGTTCAGCGATGTTTATAGGTACGCCTATGGGCAGGAATCACTTCTACGAACTGTACAAGATGGCAGAACTAGGAGATGACGAAACGTATAAAGGGTGGCACTTTACATCTTATGACAATCCTATACTAGACCCGAATGAAATAGATACAGCTAAAAAGTCTATGTCTTCTTATGCTTTTCGACAAGAGTTTATGGCCTCATTTGAAGCACGAGGCTCAGAAATGTTTAAGGAAGATTGGGTAAAGTTTGGAGAAGAACCAGAAGTAGGAGACTACTACATTGCAGTTGACCTTGCAGGTTTTGAGGAAGTCAACAAGAAACGGACAAAGAATACTAAACTTGATGAAACCGCAATCGCTGTTGTTAAAGTTAGTCCTGATGGCTGGTACGTTGATAACATTATATATGGGCGGTGGAGCCTTGACGAGACTGCCACCAAGATATTTCAGGCCGTTAGAGACTACAGACCCGTCAGCGTTGGTATTGAAAGAGGCATAGCAAAGCAAGCCGTAATGTCTCCTTTGATGGATCTTATGAAGCGTTACGGCACGTTCTTTCGTGTCGAAGAGTTGACCCACGGTAACAAGAAAAAGACTGACAGGGTTATGTGGGCGCTACAGGGACGCTTTGAAAACAGTTACATTAGCTTAAACAAAGGTGAGTGGAACAACAGATTTTTAGATCAACTCTTTCAGTTTCCAGACCCGCTAACACACGATGACTTAGTAGACTCACTAGCGTACATAGATCAGTTAGCACAAGTAGCATACAGTTACGATTACGAAATTGACGATCACGAAATACTTGATGTTGTAGCAGGATACTAATGGTTTATAGAAAATTTAACACGTATGGCATCTACGCTATCTCTGCCGTAGTATTTTTTACTATGGGCTACAGCATAGCTTTAATTTAAGGATAGTACTATGGCAGAAGACATCTTGAGTCCAGACCCTCTGATGATTGAGGAGTCTCTGGAAGAGTGGGTGATAACTAAGTGTGAAAACTGGAGGGATCACTATGAGTCAAACTACGAAGCAAAATTCGAGGAATACTATAGGCTATGGCGAGGTCAATGGGACCCTACTGACTCCGAACGAGCTTCTGAGCGTTCTAGAATTATCTCTCCTGCGCTTCAGCAGGCTGTAGAGTCTAATGTAGCAGAACTAGAAGAAGCAACCTTTGGTCGTGGCAAGTGGTTTGACATTAGCGACGACATGAATGATCCAGAGCGTCAAGACGTTCAGTACCTCCGCAAAAAACTAACTGAAGACTTTGAAGCTTGTAAAGTACGTAAGGCTGTAGCAGAGTGTTTGATTAACGCTGCTGTCTTTGGTACAGGTATTGGAGAAGTTGTCCTAGAAGAAATAAAGGAAATGGCTCCAGCAACTCAGCCTGTCATGGGCGGTGACTTAACCGCTGTAGGTGTTAACATTACAAACAGAGTAGTAGTTAAGCTAAAGCCTGTGATGCCACAGAACTTCTTGATTGACCCTGTTGCTACTAATGTAGAAGACGCTATGGGTGTCGCTATTGACGAGTTTGTGTCAAAGCACTCTGTAGAACTTTTGCAAGAACAAGGTGTTTACCGTGAAGCGTACATTGAGTCTGCTGCTCCTGATACTGATCTAGAGCCAGATCAAGACCTCACGATCTACAACGATGACAAAGTACGTCTGACGAAGTACTACGGTCTTGTTCCTCGTGAATTGCTTGAGGCTGAAGACGTAGACGTAGAAGATGATTCTATGTACGTTGAGGCTGTTGTAGTCATCGCTAACGGTGGTACGCTTCTGAAGGCTGAAGCTAACCCGTACATGATGGAAGACCGTCCTGTAGTAGCTTTTCCTTGGGACGTAGTTCCGGGTCGCTTCTGGGGCCGTGGGGTGTGCGAGAAGGGCTACAACAGCCAAAAGGCTCTGGACACAGAGTTACGCGCCCGTATTGACGCACTGAGCCTCACGATTCACCCAATGATGGCTATCGACGCCACTAGACTGCCGCGAGGCGCTAAACCAGAAATACGTCCCGGTAAGATGATTCTAACAAATGGAGATCCCCGTGAAGTATTACAACCGTTCAACTTTGGACAAGTCGGGCAGATTACTTTTGCTCAAGCTGCAAGCCTTCAACAAATGGTACAGCAAGCTACAGGAGCCGTTGACTCCGCAGGTATTGCTGGTCAGGTTAACGGAGAAGCCACAGCAGCAGGCATAAGTATGTCTCTGGGCGCTATTATTAAGCGTCACAAGCGTACCCTGATTAACTTCCAACAATCGTTCCTGTTGCCTTTTGTTACTAAAGCAGCACACAGGTATATGCAGTTTGATCCTGAGTCTTACCCCGTAGCTGACTACAAGTTTAATGCTACGTCTACTCTGGGTATTATTGCTCGTGAGTACGAAGTTACTCAGCTTGTACAACTGTTGCAGACCATGAAGCAAGACAGTCCTCTGTATCCTGTGTTGATCCAGAGCATCATCGACAACATGAACCTGTCGAACCGTGATGAACTGATTGCCACTATGCAACAAGCGTCTCAACCTGATCCACAGCAACAGCAGATGGCTATGGCAGCACAACAGGCACAGCTTGAGTTCCAGCAGAGTCAAACTAACGCGCTTAACGCACAAGCTGCTGAGTCTCAGGCTAGAGCGCAGAAGTACGCTATTGACACTCAGCTGGCTCCAGAAGAGCTACAGATTGATAAGATCAACGCTATTACAAGAAATCTCCAAGCAGGGGATCAGGAAGATAAGGAGTTTGAACGTAGGCTTAAAGTAGCAGACGCCCTTTTGAAAGAAAACCAAATAGAAGGAAAACGTCAAAATGTTAATGACACAAACCGAAATGAACAGCTTCCTAGAACAGATCAACAAGGCGTTCAAGGATCAGTTCGACAAATTGGACTTGTTGGAGAACCGGGTCAAGGAACTAGAGGAGAAGGTTGATGAGCAAGAAACCAGACCCAAGGCTAAAGCGAGCAGGAGTAAGCGGGTACAACAAGCCGAAGAGGACTCCTAATCATCCTACTAAATCTCACGTAGTTGTAGCTAAGGAAGGCGACAAAGTAAAAACCATACGCTATGGACAGCAAGGAGTTAGCGGAGCAGGTAAAAATCCAAAAACCGCTAAAGAAAAAGCAAGGCGTAAATCTTTTAAAGCTAGACACGCAAAAAATATAGCCAAAGGTAAAATGTCTGCGGCGTATTGGGCAAACAAATCTAAATGGTAAGGAGATGGTCATGCCAAAAGTAGGTGGAAAAATGTACGCATATACCCCAAAAGGAAAAGCTGCTGCTGCAAAAGCAAAAGCTAAAATGAAAAAGAAAAAGAAGAAGTAAGGCGTAAAACTACCAAAAAACGTAAATAACTCTTGACAAAGTTATAAAAATGTGGTATAATAATACCATATAGTTCTATAGAGATAACCTAGAGGGCCTCAAGTGGATCAAGAAACACAAACATATTACGACAATTATTTTAATCTTTTTCTTACTGATGGTTGGAAACAACTGATGCAAGAGTTCAACGCTAATGCTATACAGATTAATAGTGTTGAAGCAGTTAAAGATGCTAACGATATGTACTTTCGTAAGGGACAACTAAACGTATTAGCCCACTTACTAAACATGGAAACTATCGTTAAAACTAATTACGAAGAAGCGTCTAAGCCTCCAGAAGAAGATGATTAAAGTATTTGATTTTCGTTGTACTAACGGACATATATTTGAAGATTTTGTAGAAGCAGGTACTACAACCAGTAGGTGCGGTTGTGGCGCTAATGCTACAAAAATTGTATCAGCTACTCAACACATACTTGAAGGTGCTTCTGGGGATTTTCCCGGTAAACACATGAAATGGGTGCGTGAACACGAGAAGGCTGGGCAGTCTAACAGGGAATCCTAACAGGGGCAACTCCTATTTTTATTCTCCATAACCTATAAAGGCGGGGTAAGTTTATAATGTCACGAGCGACACTAATTGATGAGCGTCCAGAAGATAATGAAGCAACAGATGAGCTAGACACTCAGGATACAATTGAGAATCCTATTGAAGAAGAGGAACAACCTCAAGAGCCTGAATCAACTGTTCCAGAAAAGTACCAAGGTAAGTCTGTAGAAGAACTTGTACAGATGCACCAAGAGCTTGAAAAGTTTTCAGGTAAGCAGAGTACGGAAGTTGGTGAGCTACGCAAAGTTGTAGACGATTATATTCAAACGGCACAACTCACACAAGCACCTCAACAACAGCAAGAACAAGATGAAGAAGTGGACTTTTTTGTAGATCCTACTTCTGCTGTAAACAGAGCAATTGACAATCATCCTAAGATTAAAGAAGCGCAGGCTTACACACAACAGTATAAACAACAGGCTACTCTTGCACAACTAAAGTCTGACCATCCAGAAATGGAAGAGATTTTACAAGACCCTAAGTTTGCTGAGTGGATCAAAGGATCAAAAGTCAGAACACAATTGTTTGTGCAAGCTGACCAGATGTACGATTACGATTCTGCAAACGAACTGTTTAGTCTCTGGAAAGAGAAGAACCAAGTAGTTCAACAAACAGCGCAAGCTGAAAGACAGGCTCGTAAAAGTGCAGTAAAGACAGCTAACACAGGTAATGCTCGCGGAACAGCAGAGGGATCTCGTAAGAAAACTTATCGTCGTGCTGACCTTATAAATCTTATGAAAACAGACCCTGATCGCTACATGGCACTACAGCCTGAAATTATGGCAGCTTATGCAGAGAAGAGGGTCAAATAGCCTAAAGGAGAATTACAATGGCTGGTGAAACCTCTGGAACTTATTTTACAGCTAATGCTGTAGTAGATAAAACAGCAGCGGGTACTTTTATCCCCGAAATTTGGTCGGATGAGATTATCGCTGCATATCAAAAGAACTTGAAGATGGCTCCCCTTGTCAAGCGCATGGCTATGACAGGTAAAAAGGGTGACGTTATTCATATTCCTAAGCCTATTCGTGGTGCAGCTTCTGCTAAAGCAGAGTCTACTGCTGTAACGATTCAGGCTAACCTTGAGTCAGAATTGACGATCACTGTTGACCGTCACTTTGAGTACTCACGTTTGATCGAGGACATCGTAGAAGTACAGGCTCTGTCTTCTCTGCGACAGTTCTACACTGAAGACGCTGGTTATCAACTGGCTCTGAAGGTTGATACTGACCTCATTAACGTAGGTACTGGTTTTGGTGACGGTACTCGTACTGCTACTCCAACTGACGCCTCTAGCTGGGCTAACAGCAACGCCTACTACGTCAACGCTTCTAGTGGTCTGGCTACGTATGCTGCTGATACCGTTGCTACTGGTGACAACTTTACTGACCTCGCTCTCCGTGAAGCTATCAAGCTCATGGACGATGCTGATGTACCGATGGACGGTCGTGTGCTGGTGATCCCACCTGCGGCTCGTAAGTCAATCATGGGCATCGACCGCTACGTATCTTCCGACTTTGTTGGTGGTCGTGGTGTTGAGTCAGGTTTGATCGGTAACCTGTACGGTGTAGACGTATACGTTTCTAGCAACGCTCCTACTCTGGAGACTGCTGCTCAGAACGCAGGCGGTTCTATCGACGTTCGTGGTTGTATGTTCTTCCACAAGGACGCAATCGTAATGGCAGAGCAAATGGCTGTACGTTCTCAGACCCAGTACAAGCAGGAGTACCTCTCCACGCTGTACACGGCTGACACTCTGTACGGTGTTGAGACTTATCGCCCTGAAGCTGGCTTTATCATCGCCATCGCTGACGAGTGATACCTCTAAGGGGACTCTTCGGAGTCCCTTTTCCTTTTTCTTTTAGTTCTGTCAGGAGCGCCTAATGCCTATTTATCGCGGAGACGGTGGAAGCGGAGATTCTAGTACAGACGCTTACGCCTCTCAGATTTCACAATATGCTACAGACGCTGCTGACAGTGCTACTGCTGCTGCTAACAGTGCTACTGCTGCGGCAACTAGTGCCACAGAGGCAAGCAACGCAGCGGACACTGCTGCAACAGACTTTAACAACGCTTTAACAGCATCTGCCACCACTCTTGGTGAAGGTGTTTCTGCTACAGCTTCTTACAATTCTACAACTAAAGTTTTTACCTTTGGGATACCAACGGGAGCTACAGGCGCTACAGGTTCAACTGGTGCTGCTGCAACCATTTCTGTAGGAACAGTAAGCACTGGAGCAGAAGGTAGTTCAGTTACAGTAACCAACTCAGGCACATCTAGTGCTGCTGTGTTTGACTTCTCTATCCCTGTAGGCGCTACAGGTGCTACAGGCGCTACTGGTGCTACAGGCGCAGCAGGTGCTGATGGTTCAGACGGTGCTGATGGTGCCGCTGCTACTATTGCAGTAGGTACAGTTACTACAGGAGCAGAAGGAAGCTCTGCAACGGTAACCAACTCAGGCACTACCTCTGCTGCCGTGTTTGATTTTTCTATTCCCGTAGGCGCTACCGGAGCCACTGGCGCTACTGGAGCCACAGGTGATACAGGTGCTACTGGTGCAACAGGTGACGGGTTTACTGGTGGAAGCTACAACGCATCTACTGGTGTCGTTACGTTTACGTCAGATGATGGACTAGGATTTTCTACAGGAGACTTAAGAGGCGCTGATGGTGCTGATGGTGCTGATGGTATTCAACTAACTGATCTGTCTGTTACAACCAATGCAGTAGGCACAGCGGCACTTAGCTACAACAATACATCTGGTGTATTTTCTTATACACCTCCGGACTTATCTAGCTATCTTACCGCGAACCAAACGATCACGCTTTCTGGAGACTTAAGCGGCTCAGGCACTACATCAATAAGCGCACAAATCGCATCGAATGTTGTTGGCGCTGATGAATTAAATGTTAGTGGCAACGGGACTACTACTCAATTCTTACGTTCTGACGGTGATGGTACGTTTTCGTGGGCGACTCCTACAGACACTAATACAACATATACATCAACAAACGGTATAACGCTTACTGGAACTCAGTTTAGCCTTGACAACGATTTGCGCGGTCATGCTTGGCAAATTGGTAGAGACACCAATGATTACATCGCTGTAAATACAACTTCTATAGATTTTCGTCTAGACGGTAATTTAGATATGCGTCTAGAAAATGACGGTGATCTTCATGTTGATGGAGATGTGGTTGCTTACTCAACAACTACTTCGGATGCGCGTTTAAAAGATAATGTAGAAGATATTACTAACGCTTTGGACAAAGTAAACAACTTACGCGGCGTAACGTACACTTGGAACGCTGGATCACGAGAAGGTAAGCGTGACCTCGGTGTAATTGCTCAAGAGGTTGAGGCGGTTATTCCTGAAATCGTCCATGAGAAAAACATGGCGTTAATCGATGGTGAAACTTATAAGACCGTGGATTACGAAAAGCTGACTGCTGTGCTTATTGAAGCGGTCAAGGAATTGAAAGCTGAAGTAGAATCTCTGAAGGCGGCTCAATAATGGCACTTCAAACTTCTGGGCAAATCAGTCTTTCTGATATAGCGGCAGAATTTGGCGGTACGGTACCACATGCTATTAGCGAATACTACGGCGTTGCGGCAGGTATCCCTACTTCTGGAGAAATAGCCATTAGCGATTTTTACGGAGCAGCTGCTTTTACTCCTTATGTAGCCTCTGGTGGAACTACCTCTACAGTTTCTTACGGAGGATATACTTGGAAACTGCATACGTTTACAAACACTAGCTCAGGTACATTAACTGTTACATCTTCTCCGTCTGGAACAACCGAAAGATATTATGAGGCGCTTTCTGTTGGAGGAGGAGCAGGTGGTGGTTATGCGTCTGCTGGCGGTGGCGGCTCTGGTGGTGGCTTTCTCCGTACCAGCACTTCTGCTTTAGCTACAGGTAGTTACACCATGTACGCTGGAACAGGAGGATCAGGAGGTACGTCTAGTAGCGTAGACGGGTCTAGCGGCACTAAAAGCCGAATTGCGTTTGTTGGTAACACAGGCGGCGGCGGAGGCGGTGGACGTTACAGCCGTCCGGGAGTAAACGGTCAGAACGAAACCAATGGAGCAGGAGGCTCTGGAGGTGGTGGCGCAGGCAACAATGGAAGTGCTGGCGGTAGCGGCGGCTCCAGTGCGCAGACTTTTAACTCTTATAACGGAGGCGCAGGATCGACTTCTGCTTATGCTGCTGGTGGCGGTGGCGGTGCTAATGCAAATGGCGGCAGTGCTTCAGGCACAACTCCCGGTAGCGGAGGATCAGGTCTTTACTGGGCTACCGCAAACACTCGTTATGGCGGTGGTGGTGGCGGTGGCAGAAACACCGGAACTGGTTTGTTTAACAACGGAGGATCAGGCGGCGGTGGATCAGGCTACGGCGGCACTGGTGTTGGACAAAATGCTACCTATTATGGCGCTGGAGGAGGCGGTGGCGGAGTGAACAGCAATGGCGGCGCAGGATACCAAGGTGTCAGTATCTTTGCTTATAGAATAGCGTAGGGGTTTGAACGTGGATTATTCATACGAAATACAAAAGTTATTACCTAAAAATGAGTTTATGGTAGTAGTGTACAGGGCTAACGCATACCCTGATTACTATAAAACTTTTAATCCGCAAAAATTTGATGAGGCACACCTCAAAGAACTCATCGAAGGCTTTGCTCCTGCTGTTGTTGACTTTTGGCAGCGGCAAGCAGGACACCCAGAAGAAGCACCAGAGCTTATTATTTCGGGTACTGCTTCTGCAGATGCTCCTGTCATTGTCAACATTCCTCCGGGTTACGCTCCTGAGCTTCTTCCTGTTCCTGATTATGATCCGTTTACACAATACGTAACTCAGAACGAGATTGAAAATCCGTTGCAGGAAACTGTTGGCTGGACAGTCCACGACATGAACACAGAAGAGATTGCTGATTTTCTAGCATATTGGCGGTCTAACGTGGCAGTCACCATGCGTCAAGCTCGTATGGCACTAGCTCAACAAGGGCTTTTGCAAACTGTAGAGGACGCTATTGAGCTAATTCCTGAGCCAGATAAGTCTGTAATTAGCATTGAGTGGGAGTACAGCGCAGTTGTCCAAAGATCAAGCTCATGGGTTGGGGTATTAGCTCCTGCTCTTGGCATGAATGATGAGCAGATGGATGATTTATTCAAACTGGCAGGAACTCTGTAATGCTAGAAGACAACAGACTAGACAGAATTGAACAGAAGCTAGACAAGCTGGCTGAAGCGGTATCACAGATTGCTCGTGTAGAAGAGCAGATGCTCTCTGTGTTCAAGCGTATGGATAGGCACGAGAAGCGGCTAGACGATCAGGAAGATGACATTCAGAAGTTGACAGAAGAAGTCTTAACTAACTCTCACTCTGTTAGAGCAGGCGAAAGAGTGTTTTGGATTGGCGTTGCAACTGCAGCATCCGTATTAGGATACTTAATTAGATAGGATAATAGAAATGACTGATTACACAGTAGACGCAGATTGGTCTGGTAAAGACACTTTAACATCAAGCAATCCTTTAAAAGTTGTCAAAGGCTCTGAGTTTCAGATTGAGTTTGATGCTATTTCTACGGCAATTGCTACCAAGTTTGATAGCTCTAGTGCTGTAGATATTAACTCAGGCGCTATTGATAATACTACGATTGGTGCAACTACTGCAGCATCAGGTACTTTTACTAATCTCACAGCTACAACGTCTACTCTTACTAGCCCTGTAATAAACACAGGCGTGTCTGGAACCGCTATTTTAGATGATGATACTTTTGCTACTGCATCGGCTACTACCTTAGCTACTTCAGAGTCTATTAAGGCTTACGTTGATAATAGCGCTGGAATAGACGGTATTACGTCTACGGCAACTTCTGAAAAACTTATACTAAGCGACAGTGAACTTATCTCTAAAAACAATTTAAACATTGTCTCCCCCGGATCTGGTATTGAGCTTCACAGCGGAACATCTACTGATAGCTCCCCTGAAGGAGAGTTTGGATTAAGCGGCGGTCAAACGTTTTTGCGGGCAGGCGGGCCCCTAAATGCTGCTCAAATTATACTTGATCCAGCTTCTGGTGGTACTACTACGTTTCAAACAGACGTAACTTTTGATACAGATGTAACGGTTAATGGTTTAACTCTAGGAAGAGGTTTAGGCCAAGACTCATCTAGTGTTGCTTTTGGAGATAGCGCATTAGGTTCAAGCACTACAGGAGAGAAAAACACTGCTGTTGGTCAGAGCGCTGGTGAAAAAGTTTTAACTGGGAGCTATAACACTGCTGTGGGTTACAATACGTTAGGCGCGGGAGCTAACCTCTTAACAGGTAACGGAAATGTTGCAATCGGGGCAGGTGCCAATCAGGATTTGGAAGGGACAGCAAACGGAAACACTGCTGTAGGTTACTTCGCTGGGTCAAGCAACACTACAGGAGCCAACAACACTAATATCGGTAATTCAGCGGATTCGTCTTCTATTACCGTCAGCAATCAGATTACGTTAGGCGATTCAAATATAACTTCTTTGCGTTGCAACGTTACGAGCATTACGTCTTTGTCTGACATAAGAGACAAGACAAATATTGCTGACCTCTCTGGCGCATCTAACTTTATTAAGAACCTAGAGCCTGTGTCATTTGATTGGGCTAGACGAGACAACACTCTTCAAGGTGTACAAAGTCACGGCTTTCTTGCTCAACAACTTCAGTCTGCTCAAGAATCTACAGGCTATCAAGTTCCCGGCCTAGTCTTTGATGACAATCCAGACAAGCTAGAAGCGTCATACGGCAATCTGTTGCCAACAATGGTCGCTGCTTTGAAAGACGCTCTGACGGAGATTGACGAGCTTAAGGCTAAAGTAGCGGCACTGGAGAGCGCGTAATATGTGGCAGGCGCTTATATCGCCAATCACTAGCCTTCTTGGGCAGGTCCTTAAGAACAAGGCTGAAGAAAAGGCTGCTGTACACCAAGCTAAGATGCAGGTAATTCAGAACACTGCGTCTTGGGAACAGCTTATGGCGTCTGCCAGCGCAACATCGTGGAAGGACGAGTGGTTTACTTTGTTGCTCTCAGCGCCCGTGGTTGCGCTTATGTGGGGTATTGGAATGAATGACATAGAGATCATAGACCGCATTGGTCTTGCCTTTGAGGAGCTTAACAGGCTTCCTGATTGGTATCAGTATTTGTTATTCATGGCAGTATCTGCGTCTTTTGGTATTCGCGGTGCTGACAAGCTGTTGGCCCTGAAGGGGAAAAAGTAAATGGCAGACGAAGTAATTTCTATTCCTGAAATATTTGCTCCTTTTGGAATACGCGTATTTGGCACTCCAAACTTAGACGCAACAAGGGCTATAAACGCAGCTTATCGTGCAGGTGTTCGTCAAGATAGAGCATTATGCAATGCTGGCGGTGGTTTAGTTAGCGGTGCGGGAAGTGAGTGTTATTTTGGGCAAGCTGCTTATGACAAATCTCAACAAATTCTTGCAGGTGAGGCTCCTGACGCAATTAAAGATAAAGCCCAAAGATGGTTAGACGCTAATCCAGATTTTGGAGAAGAAACTGAAAATGGCCCTGAAGGAGAACAGCCTGACGAGTTCCAAGGCCTTTACGATAAGTACGGAAAAGAAGTTGTAGATGATTTTAAGAAAAAGTACGAAGCTATCGTTGACAAAATGGGGAAAGCCGCTGACGATCCTTGGGGCGCGATTGAAGGACTCATAACGTCTAGCACAGGAGATTGTACACGTATAGGTGGACCAACAGACGATTGGCTAAGAGACTGTGTCACCGTAGGTGTTCTCTATGGTATTCCCGGTTTACCGCTTCCTCCAATTCCCGGAGTTGCTGGAGCTACCATAGGTGAGATTGAGGACGGTTTAAAAGAAGTAGGAAGAACTTTTGAAGACATTCTTAACGGTGAAATGACCTGTGGAGAAGAAGGCAACGAAGAATGTACGTGGGACGAAGCGTTTGACAGACTAGGGGATTGGATAAAAGGAAAAAGGGATGACATTTTTGACACTAACGATGACGGTGTTATTGATGCAAAAGACGTTACTGGTTGGTTAGGAAGTATTCTCGGTCCTGTTCTAGGCGGTCTTATATACGACAGAGTTGGAGAAGAGCTAGAAGACATATTTAGTGTTGGCGGCGATACTGGCGTAGAAGATGAGGTAGATGAAGTAGACTGCGCTAGTTTAGGAAGAATACAGGTAAGTGCTAACGAGTGCGGAGGATGTCTACAGGGGGACGGTTTTGAGGTTAACGAAGAAGGCTCCTGTTCACAGATTCCTCCGGGAGAAACCCCCTGTGAAGGTACTCAGGTAAGAAACGAGCTAACAGGAAAGTGCGAAGAACCTCTAGGTTTTACAGAAGGTGAGCCTTGTGGTGAGGGTGACGAGGCAGGAGTCTACGATGCAGAAGGAAACTGTGTAGTTACTGGAAGCGTAGACGA